GCGTCCTTTGCCCCCGCTATGTGCGGGGGTTTTTTTATGCAACGATCTTTAGCTCTGCCGCAAGGACGCTGGCATCTTCTTCTGTCGTAGTGCCAGTCCTTACGCGCTCCAGAATCTCCATAAGGTCTTGCTGGCGCTCTTCCTCTAGTTGCGCCTGCTGCTGCCAATCAGCCCCATCAGACATTGCAAGGCTCCTCTGTCGATACAAGCTGCCCCTCAAACAGATAGCTTCCCATGTGACCAAGCTGGCACCAAGGTGCCGCATAGACTTTGCCGCCATGATCTCGGTAATGCTTGCAGAAGAAGTAATCCTCTGACAGCAACCGATTGGTTTCAGGGCAGACCGGAACCTGGAAGAAGTTATAAATCTTTTCCCCTGCTGGCATGTGGCTCATGTCATTGGAATACTGGTCAGTATATTCACGCATTTCCTCAAGCACTTTGCGCTTAGTCAGCATAAATCCAGTGCCAATGGCATAGACTTCCAAAGGCTGATCCACTGGAACGATAAGGTTATCCTGATAGCCAACGGTATTGACTACAAAGCTGCCGGTATAGATTTGCAGATTATCCTTACCTTTGCTGACCGCATCCTTTACGGACTGCCAGTTAATTTCCTTCTTAGGATACAGACCGCCAATCAGATCAACGTCTGCTTCCAGCATCTTGATAACGTCCTCTGGCCGGAACTTAATATCAGCGTCAATCCAGAACAGGTAATCAGCATCACCCTTCAGGAACTGGTAAGCCAGGTTGTTCCTTGCACGCTGTGTTGCAATAAATATTTTAGCCATAGTGTCCTCTAATTGTAGGTGGGGCGTGTCGCAAACGTGCGCCCCGTCAACGTCCTAACTATCTGGCATTGCGCCAGATTCCACTTGCGACTGCGGGGGCAAAATCTCACCATTGATTAGCTTCAGCAAATCAGGCCAGCGCATGACTGCAAGCGACTTCTCGCCATCAGCCCGCATGACTACCACGGGCGTTTGATCCAGCTTGCAGGATCGTTCTGCCTGCTCCATCCACTCGTACACAGCTATCTTACGGCGGCGCTTGCACTCCAGAATGAACTGCCCTAGCAGCAGATCACCTTCGTCCTTGACCTGATACTGGTTGAGATTGCGCCTGACTTTGTGGCCTGTGACCTCAAAGACTTCGGCGGCAATCTCGCGCTCGTAGCTTGCTCCACGCTGCCTGGATAGCTTAGACATTAAAAAGGAACTTCCCCGTCATCCATGCGTTTAGCAGGGATTGGATTGACGTTACCGTTGTTGTTCTCGGTCGGCCTCCAGTTATCTTCCTTCAAGCTAATCAGCACACCAACTGCTGATTCCTTAGTCCATCCTGCCAGCTTGATAATTTCTCCGGCTGCGTAGGCACGTTCTACGCGCATTTCACCTTTCCAATCAGGGCCAGCACCCTTCTTCCGCTGATTGGTTAGCAGCACTCCCGTTCCTTCCTTACGTTCGCGTTCCATGTTATTCCTTGATAGATGTTTCGATTTTTGCAGCAAAAGATTTGAGGCGATCACGGAACATATAAGATAAGTCCTCTGCCTCTGATTCGGTCAATGTAAACGATACTTCGTCGTTATCATCGCCAAAGCCAATAGTTCCGGTATAAGAATTCTTGTATTTGTTGTGGTTCAGAAAAACACTCTTGAGTTTCATTTTGCACTCTCAATCAGATAGTAGGATGCAAACCGTTTGCCGTTACGCTCTTTCATGATCTTATGAATCTTGTGACCATCGTTGCGTAAGTCATTGATCCTGGATGCCAGCCTAAAGCAGCCGAACTTCTTTAGCGCATCCATCGGCGTAATTGCTCTGCCTTTTGCCATGTAAGAGAGGATTTCATTGTTTTGGCTCATCATTTCCTCCATTAATGTCGGCCATGACTTTGGCGATACCGCGCTCCAGAACCTCAAACAGCACCTTACTTTCCGCAGAGATTGTCTCCATGATGAAGCTGTTGACTTCCCCTAGAGCATTGAGCTTTGCTTCTTTCTCGGCGGCGTAGAACTTCTTGCTACCGGCAATCTTGCCAGCCATATCCAGATAGCCAGCAACCCATTCCTCGTTGTTTGCATACTTGGCGTAGGCATCCTTAGCGCCAGGCACCATAAACACAATGCCAGCAGGTGCTTGCGTAGGTTTGGTTTCCTCGATGGAAACCATAGGGGTTCGCCTTGCTTCGGGGATTGTCTCGACTTCCATTTCGTCCATCATGCCAAGTCCACAATGTGCAAGCACAGAACGGCGGATAGCCTTGGTAGTAGCCTTGAGATAAGCATTAGCCAAACGCTCGCCAGACAGGCTGGAAACGTCCACAGCGCCTTGGTTCTCGCTTACCCTACCGTCGGCACCAGTGCAGCGCACGGATACAACGTAGATACCGTCTACGCGCTCCCTGTGCGTGATCTGTGTGGACAGCTTATGGATGCTGCACAACTGTTGTGTAGCCCCTGCGTTGGCGTACAGAATCTGCTTTCCGTTCAGGGTTAGCAGGTCAAACGGCTTGGCAGCAGGATCAAGACCTACCTGCTTGCAGCGGTACAGGTAATAGTCACGCTTCTGACCTTCTGACAGGCCGGATAGATCGCCGCGTAGGACGATTGAATCTTGAATCTTAGGGTCTAGGACTGCGCCTTGCGGTGCAATGGATATGACGTTTTCCATGATAGCCTCTCTTGATTAGGAACCGGATAACTACTTAACTAAAAACCTACGACTACCTTGCTGCTCTACTACGAACTTATCAAATATATCTGGCATTGCGTTTTTAAACAACTCTTGAGAAAACCGTTTACTTGCCTTCGATGATTTCCATGTAGCCAGAACAGTGCCATCAACGCTAACCAACTGGCCTGACTCCATCATGTATCCCTGAATTCGCTTTTGCAGGGTAGCCTCATCCTTCTCCAGCGCAGATATATTGGCCTTGATTGCTCGATCAGGTTGGTGCCATTGTCCTGCCGATAGACCAGCTTGGCAGCATCACCCATCGTATCTGGATCAAAGCTACGCGCTTGGATACGCCCCCAAAACTCAGCCATTTCCTTGATATGGATGCCCATCATGTCAGGGCTGAATGTCTGCGGGTAGCCTACGATCTCCTGCCCACCAAAGCAGACTACCAGCACCACGGACTCAATCTGATGCACCGTCGCTTCGTGTAGGCACTGGACACGGTAGCCAATGTCTATCTGGTCAGTGCCATTGTCACCGTATTTCTTACGCTGATGGATGCCCAGGTTCTTTACCTCATACAGTGTCTTGCCATCGGCACTGATGTAGTCGAAGTGGCTTGCAAGGAAAGACTCTCGCGGGTGGTATAGCGCATAGTCTGCATCCTTGAACTCAATCTGATTGCGCCTTGCGTACTCGCGCATGATTGGCTCCTGCATTACCAGACCCATCTGCACAGCCTCAACGTCACTCAGATCATCCATGCCCTTCAAACCGATCTTCTCGGCGTAAACCTCGCCGCCTCTGCCTTCTACGAAGCGCCTGGCATCACCAGACCACAGTGCCTTGTTTCTGACTTCAGGGGTAAAGTCGCTCATAAGGGTGCCCTCTCTATATCGTTAAGATTGATTGCTGCTTTAGGCTTTCTTACCGGCCTTCTTTTGCCTGTCTCGGCTCCAATAGGTGCTTTTCTTGGTGTAGTTACGCTTGCCATTAACAGGCTTTCCGGCCTTGGGAACGGCCAGGATTCGGGTAACACGGTCATGATCGGAAACTCGCTTGATAGTTAGGAATACAGCGACTACAAGAAACACAATAACACAAACAACCATAAGTATGTCAACTGTTTCCATCATGTTCTCCAGATAAAGTTTCGGGGTTGCGTTACTTGCGACTCCAATCCGCAGCAGTCGCACTTCTTAACCAGCCAGGATACAGATTGGTCATTGATCTTGCCGCCCATCATGCCTGCACAGCGTAGGCATATTGAGCTATAAGACATTGGCTCGTTCAGTGTTGATACATGATCGGGGTTGTCATAGTTATTACGCATGAATAGTTTGGTCATGGCAGTTTCATCTTCTCAATAGCGGCGGCGCAGTCATGGCATCCATTATTACGCCCTGCCTCAAACTCAGAACGTGAAGCTACGGGGGCTATATTTGCATTACACACCTTCCTCGCCTCGGCCCTGACAGCCTCTCCGTATTCAGCGAGGGCGGCGAGGAATCCTGATTTACCCATGTAAATATTTTCGTCTATTGCGTTTTCATACTTCTCCCACAGTTCATCAGCCTTTGTCATTTGCGCTCCTTGCTCGGTCAATGGCTTCGTCACGCTGCCGCAAGATAAAGTTTGCCTCTCCAAAAAGTTTTCTTCGTTCCATTTCCTTGCGGCATATCTCAATCGCTTTACGCAGTTCCGCGTTCTCGGCCTCCATCTCCCGCTGTAGCAGGGCGGCGAAACGCAGTAA